GGTCAGTCCATCACGTGCCCAACCTTCTAACAAAATAAGATTCTCTTGCTCAAGCCACTTTTTATATTTTCCAATTGCCACGTAATGACCTCCCTTCTGATTGGATTATGCTACATATTTTTTGATATGATATTCAGAAATTAAACCAGTTTCTAAAAAGGCTTCTAAGAAATTAAAATCACTAGCTCTTTTTCCTTTTAAAAATTCAAAAATTCGTTTAACCCCTAATTCGTATTCGCATTCTAAATACATTTTAACGAGGCATTTTATAGTCGCGTTAACAAATTCTACTTTGGTCATTTTTAAATAATCTTTATGTCTATTGTTATCACGTGGGAAATTATTCAAATACTCTATCTGTTCTTCGCTTAAAGGAACTTCTCTTTTGAACTTTTGAACAACTCCATCCCCACCAATAGTTAAGTTATAACCATTCTCGAAACTATTGTAATTGGATATATAATAAATTTCTTTTTCTACAGTATCTTCTTTACTCGTAGTTTCAGCTATGATTTCAATCGTGAAATTATCTTTACCGTATTTTCTTATAGCTTTTCCTATTAGACTATCAGCTTTGCAGTGTTCTTCAAACCTAGAATCGATGGATCGTGTGGTTATACCTACATATTTTTTGTTGTTTACAATGTTAGTTATTAAGTAAACTACTCCATAACGTTTGTTTGTTAACTTAGCCACATCAAGCCCACCGCCTTTCTATAAATATCTGTTTAAAATCACCAAAAAAAGCTACATATCGGTATCATTGCTATCATAAATGTGAGATACCATCTTCCTAATCTCAGAAACGAATCTCCACCAACACTCTTTTCTATTTGCTTCATCTGCCAAGGAATAGCGAAGTATAATGCAATTGCTATCAAAGCATAAACAATAAATTTAAGCATTCAAATACCTCCTTAATCTCTCCGCAATATGCGGATCACTCTTCCACCCATGCCCAATGTATATCAGCCTATGCCGATCAATATACTCGTCACTAAACTGACCATAGCATTCAAGCAACGTGTGCTTAGGTTTCAACTCCGCTTGTCGGATGTTCTTGTGCCTTAGTATTCCTACTGATAGTTGGATGTAATAGTAATGCATATCAGTCACCCCAACTCATAGATTACTTTCAGCTTGTCCGCTGAATATTCAAACGCCTGTGTACTCTTGTAGTTCATCGTATAACCATTCTCCGACTCATACTGATCGTTAGGTTTTATTGTTCCTAACTGCCGATGAATAACACCTTTAAGGTTTTGAGCTTCCATTGAGTGATAATGCCCTTGGTGAATCTCAAGCCACGTACTTTTGCTCCATACGTCTCGAAACTCGGTAGCGAATAGCATAGGATAATCGCCTTTTTTCCCAAAGTGTCCATGAGTGAGCATAATGCCTACATTGTCTAGCTGATATGCGACCCTTGGCAGATTGTGTTTGTTTACCGTTACTTGTGGATAGAGTGTCTCTAAATACATTAGAAACAAATACTCAAAGTCACTGTGATTACCACTGGCAAATTCAATCCGCACCTCTGAGCTTTTTCTTAATGATTCATCGATGAGCGTAATGAAGAATGTTTTAGCCAACTCAATTGCTTCGACCATATCCACGTCTTCAAGTTGAGTACCTTTGATCGTTTGGCTTGCTTTCATTGCGTTTGAGTGAAAGATATCCCCCAACACCTCTATAACGATTGTCTTATAGCCATTATTTATGATTGCTAATACATCGGATAGATAGGTTTCAAACTTTCGTTCCGACAAAATAGGGAAGTGCAAATCAGCCAACGGTATGACTAGATTGCACTTCCCTTTGATAATTGGATGAATTGTAATCGGCTTAGTACTTTGCAGCAATTTTGTAGCCAACGCTTGAATGCTCACTTCTGCCCTTGGCTTAACAACTATCTTTGATTGATAAAGCTGTATAAGTCCATCTACTTGATTGTTCTGTTCCCAAATGTTGTTAGTCGCTTGGACCAATTCCCAATTTTCTGGATCATAACCATGCGCTTGTAATACATAATTAGGATTCTTCGACTGCTCTTCAGTCATACGTAACTTAATAAGATTAGTCTGAGTACCATCTGATTTGATTTCTGTAGATACTACATTCTTCTTAGCCTTATCTGTTTGCTTAACACGCATATTCTTTTCGCTCGGTGGCAACTTCAACCTGGCACGTTTACTTCTAACGCTTGGCCATGAGAACTCTTCGCCGAACTCCTCTGACAGCATAGGCGCTATCTCTATATTTGTTAGCCCTTCATTTGCCAATTCCGACAATCGTTTGACCTGCTGTTCCGTCCACTTAGTAATGTCTGCCACCTCGCTTTTCTGCAAAATAAAAAGCCACTCGCAATGAGTGACTAAAAATACTATGTAACAAGTTTTCGCTGACTGGCAGTCGGGATAACTATAAACCCTATTGGTGAGGACGGTGTCGAACCGTCAGCCTCTATGAGCCGTCACCTTTCGACCACACCAACTTGAGGGAGCTACCCTCTGCATGCTTATTTTTCTGGGACTAATTCCCGTGTTTTGAGATTGTTTATCCAACAAAAGCCCCGGGATAATTCGGTGGCTGCTTGCCACATGCTTACTGTCCAATCTCAATGTCACTGGAGTGGTTCTGCCCCACTCGGTAATACGGACTGGGACCTCTCTGCTCCGTTGATTACACTCTATATCTCGTGAACTCTCACGCCCAGATTGTGCGGATCTTCCGCCACAGTGACTATCGCCCACAGAATAATTTTACGTATCAAAAGGAGGTTGAATGCCGTTTTGTGTTTCTGCTTGTGGACGATATCTGATAATACTAATTTACCACGTTTTCAGTGCCTAAAATTCCGCAAATCGTTCATACATCAAGCATCTTGTCTAACTCTTCGAAAAATCTGTTCCGATATTCAAATGCTTTTGTTTTGCCACACTTTATCTGGAAACTATCAACCAGCCCTTGCATCGTATATTGCGGAAATCGTTTGATATACAACTCTCGAATGATCGTCTCAGTGTCACTGCCGCACTCATCGAGAAGTTCTTGTACAATCTGCTTATTGCGTTTCAAACGCCGGATCTGCTTGTCTGTTTCAATGGTCCACAATGTACCAAACATTGTATCACTGTCACTTCTGGACCCCTTGATATCTCCATTTATATCCTCTTCCCGATACGGAACTCGAATCTCTTCTTCAAGCTTCCTGACGTACTTATCCGTATCTCGGTAATCTTTCAACACTGCCTTGACTCGTTCAACACGCCATTTCTCCAATCACTTGCCCTCCTCGACCAGAACGCCTTCCCAAGCTTTCAAGGTTCGTTCAAATAAATTATCCGTAAAATTCATTTCTCCATTCTCAAACACCAATTTATAACCGCCATCGATCTTATATGCGGTGTATACTTCGCCAACCAAACAATAGCGCCCTTCGCTTTCAAAACTATCGATACAAATAAAATGTCTGTCTTTCATTTTATTGCCCTCCTCATTATCTTCCTTACCAAAAATCACACTTGCGAATACAGAAGCTATTACGGCTACAAATATCAAGACTGCTTCTGTCATTTTTGTACCTTCTCAATTTCCCGCTCTAGCCATTCATCTTTCGTTGCTAGCAAGGCACCTTCTTTGGAGTAATATTCATCGATCAACCTTGCTGGATTTTCCTTGGTTCCCTCACCTTCGAACGAAACGACATGAATAACTTCCATCATTTTAACTTCACGAACATGATTTGATTTTTTAGGTATTCTCATGGTCAACCTCCATACAAAATAGCTTTTATTTTCTTAATCTGTTTCTTCTTTATTCTGGAGTTCTTAGTCCTATGATATATTGCGTAATATTTTTTTACTTCTGTATCAGTTGATACTTTCGCTAGCAATTCCCAGTCGATTTGCTTAAACACTTTAGATATAACGGATACAACATCTGAAAACAATTCGACTATCCCCTGAAAGAAAAGTCCTATTCCATCACTCATTTTTTCTATACTTGATCGCTTGTTTTCCATATTCTACCCTCCGCTCTCAATCGCATCCCTAACCACCGGATCACGATAAAGCATTTTGTATTTTAGTTGCTCATGCTGTAGCTGTTGTTCTAGCTTCACGATCTGCTGTTGCTGGTTGATTATTGTATAGGATAGCCAACTTAAGCCAGCGATCGTTAGCAGTATCAACATGATTGCTTGGCTAGTTTTCATTGGCTTGCACCACAACGCCATCAGATGTGCTAAAGTATTCTTTTTCTAACAATTTTTGATGTTGATAAATATTTCCTACTACCTCTATTCTGCTTCTAGCACCCATCAAATCTGTATCATAAATATGCTTGCCTTTGATTCTAAACGCCCCGTTACCCATTCGGTATGTTTGTACATAGCTGTGCCAGTAAGTATCACTGTAATTAACGGATGAACTTGTATGCAAAAGAACATCCCCTTCAAAAATCTCCACGCCGTTCTTGTCTTTCAAGCCAGTGGACTGCATGAGGACAACCTCATCTAAAGGGAAGAAATTAGAATCTCCGTACTCCCAGTGGTTAATTTTGATTTTCTTTCTAAAAAAATCAATGCTCACAACTTCTGTCAAACCTAATCTTTCATCCCAACATCTAAATTTTGGTACCATCTCATCCCTCCATTCATGATATAATCGCCATAGGAGGCGATCGTATGAAATTTCATAATTATAATGATGCAGATAAAACTTATCTTGGTTTAGCTGTAGCTTTTTTTGTACTAGGAATAGGATCAAAGTTCTTTTGGATTCCAGCTGTTTTATTTTTCTTAGTTGCTTTCCTTAAAAATTAGATATTTAGGTATTTTTTAGTTATCGCTGACGATTGCTGATTAGTCATAATAGCTTTCCAAAATCTTCCCTACCTCTTCTCCGTTAACAAAAACGGATAAAACACTGAAATAATAATCCCCATTTCCGTTGTCTGCTCTCAGTTGAGCTTGGGCGATAGGATTATGATCATGCATTACTACTAACTTCGCGACCATTTGAGTTTCTCCCCACTCTTCCACATCTTTTTTCACATCGATTAGTTGCACATCGGTTATAAGACCATCAGCTTTAGCTGTTTCCCAAGTACCGTCAGCAGAAGCGCAACAATCTGCATCAGTACACTCAAAATTAATGATTGTACCATCTACTAAGACTAGACTATTGTTTGATAGCTCATTGATTCTTTTCATCAAAACTTTCTCTTTTAGTTTTTCAATTGTATCTTTGTGATATTCCATTGATATCATTCCTCTCTAGTTAATTATTTCGTCGAATAGCTGACTATCCTAATTTCTTTTGAGCTTTGACAAATAGCATACCGTCTCTTTTCAATTCAACATTTTCCCACTTCGCTAAGAGATCTCTTGTATCAAATCCACGCTCTGTCACCACTGCATAGCCACTGACGGTCTTTTGTAATTCAACTGGGGTTTTATCTCCCAATGCCTGTTTGACATCACTTAAAAATACACCTACTGAAACTGGATCATCATCATAATCAAATAAGAATCTCTTTGTTAATGCTGTTCCTTGCTTCATAGATAAACTAGCAATTAATTTTTCAATATTTGCCAGACTTGCATCTTGGCTATCAATTAGATAGTGCTGCAAAGCTTTATGGATAACCTCGTGTTTTCTTGCATTTACAGACACATAGAAACGGCTCATTTCTTTAGCAACACCACGTTCACAAAACTCATTAAAGTCTGTTTCCAGTTCATCTGGATATTTCTGTGTTAAGAAAGCTTTTGTCCGTTGCTTGAAATTTTGCAACTCAGAATTATCTTTATTTCGTGAGACAAACATCACTACATGATAAGGTCTGCTTTCATACCTTTTTGACATAATTTCACCCTTTCATTAGTCCTCTATTTTGGTGGATAGTGGAATTAGATTTCTTCCAAGTCCCTTCTCATAAACCAAAATTCCTCACCGTTACTGAACTTAATCTTTAATGCAAAGACATGTGCATTTACTACATCCGTACAAATCCCAACAGACCCTTTAGGCACGATACTTGGATAACGTGTCTTATACTCTTTGTAAATTTCATTCATTATTTTCAATCCCTCTCTGGTTGGTAATATCTTCCGATTACTGACTCATTATCTCGACCGTTGCACCTGCAAAATTGCCTTTCTTCAGCGGCACGCCTAATCTATTTAATCGGCTTGATGGCCAGCGGTTCATCATAAACAGGATTATTTACAATTTCTTTCTTAATCCCTCTGCTAAAGTCTGGATATCTACTTTGCAACTCTCTGATGCAGTCGTTCTTTTCGCCCTGTGCAAATATTTTGCCAGTAACTAATCCATAAATTTTAACTTTCATTTGTCTTCCTCCACTGGTACTGCGAATGCCCAATATCTTTCATCGATTGATTTGATTTCTGATTCGGTTAAAGAAGCTCTCCAACTTTTGTAATCTTTATTACTTGCGGACAATTTATATTCATCACTAGTTATATCCCATATGAGATAAGCATATTCTGTCACTAATTCGGAACTATATTCATCCCAATTAACTGTAGGAATTTTGACTTGATACAACTGTTCTTTCTCCACTTCATATCCAAACATCCAAGCTTTGGCAGTCAGCTCATCGTTTTCATTATCCACAACCCAATTTTGGAAATCTTCCGATCCGGCACCTTCGCCATCAGAGATTTCATAATATCCTTTTAAGCAATCAGCTAGTGTGGCATTTTCTTTGCATTGCTTGATCCAATCAGCTACAAACTTAGGTACAGTAACTTTCGGTTGTTCATCTAGTTGCTCAATCTTTTTCTGTGAAATTGAAAGTCCCGTATATGTTCCTGTGGCTATGCATTTGGAAATTCCAGTGCTTTTCATGTCGGTAGATAATTTATAAAATTCATTTTTATTTTTTTCTATGTCATCAATCAATTCTTGTTTTTTCATCTTTACTCCTCCGTTCCATTTCTTCACGAATCCATTTTTCGCGGAAATCAAATCGCCGTTGCCCGCTTCGCACGATTTTTAGTTGAGCTATTAACTCTTTATCTGATAGTTTGCGTATGCTTTCTTGTGTCGGTGTCATTAAAAACCCCACCCTACTATTTTTTCTTCCACGATCATCAGTGCATCCATTGCACTTCTAGCAATGCCGTGAACAATGCCGTCTTTTTGCAATGCTTTATGAAAGGTAATTTGTTCTGGTCTTGCTTTGCCTTTTGCGTTCTTTACTTCGATATAAAAAACTGTTTGATCGTTCGGATTGTAGCCATAAATATCAAAATGTCCTTTTGGCAGCAGTTTAATCACTCCGCCAGATTCTGTTCTAACTTTGCCGGCATTCGTGCGAAAAGCTTTATAGCCTTTTTTCGATAACTCGATTAATATTTCATTTTGGATTGATTGTTCAGATTGCATTGTCGCCCTCCTTTAAAGATTTTAGGGATACTAGTACTTAAACCCTCCCCGTGCTTCAAGCTTACTCTCCCAACGGGTTGATAAAAAAGCAGGGACAGTTAGGGATAGTTTGACCCAAAAACATATTCCTTATATAATAATTATTTTTTACTTTTTTATATTACTTTTAATATTTACTATCCCTACTATCCCTAAAAAGAAAAATAAGTAATATAAATATAGGAATACCAAGGGTTTGAGGACGGGGAGGGTTGGTTATAAAAACACTCCCTAACTATCCCTACTATCCCTGATTGGACTAGACTAATTGAACAAATTTCTAATTCCTTGGTTTTCGTATGTCGTAAATTCGTCTGTTAATGAAATTCCTTCGTAAACTATGACTCCACCACTTTTTTTCTTATTAAATTTGTTGCTCATTTCCTTACCGAACTTTGTACTATTCATTTCGTACTGACCATTTTCGTTTGCCCAAGTTTTGTACGCTTGATAAAAATCTTTAGCTTTTACTCGCTTATTTATCCCTCTCTCACAACAATCGTTGATAAATGCTGCAGTTACGTCCATTTCTTCTCGATATTCTTTTGAAGCATCCTCAACGATTTTTGGTCGTTTCAAACCCTCTCTCTGCCACATCAGACAACCTTCTACTATCCAATTTAGGATTCCTACCGATTCACGCTTAAGTTTATATTTAAGGTTCTTGTCTTTTTTGTGATCAGGAATCTGTATGGTAAAAGGGATTAAATTCATTCTTCGCCATATTCCGTCATCCGTACCTCGAATGATCGGTTTGTGGTTAGTTGCTAACCAAAGCTTGAATTCTGGTGTAAATTCAAATTCTTTTCCGTATAGAAAGCGAGCAGTTACTTTATCCCCACCAGTCAACTGTTTGACCAAACCTTCATCCATACGCACGCCTTCATTAGGCTCAGATGATGTCACCAACCTAGCGCCTTTCAAACGCGCTATATCTGTATTAGCTCCACCGTTAGACTTTCGAACCATGATCGTGTCCGCTTGCATGTTCGTCGCATAGCTGCCCATGATATATGAGATAGTATCTAGAAACACAGATTTACCATTGCTACCAGCGCCGAACAGCACGAACATACTCTGCTCTCTTGTGGACCCAGTGAGTGAGTAACCAACTGCCTTTTGAACATATCTAATCAACTCTTGGTCGTTATCAAATATTTGATTTAAAAATTCGGTCCATTGCGGTGCATCGATTTTATCTGTATATTCAATATTTGCTATTCGTGTAAACTTTTTGTCTATGTTGTGTTCGTGCAATACTCCACTAATCAAATCTAAATATCCATTTTGTGTATTTAGAAGTGTTGTGTCGCTATCAAACTCATCTGGTAAAACCGATACACGGTGCATGATTTGTTCTCTCATAGCTTTCTTTGCAGAATTCCCCCGAGAACGCTTGATGTGTTTCCTAAAGGCTTCTTCAATTTTTTCTGGATCTTCACAGTCGGCAGGGATATAAACTTTCTCATTTTTCATCATGTCAACTGTGGTATCAATCATTTTTGATATTTCACCTGTATCATCAATCTTCCAACTCTTGCCATCGTAGAAATAAAACTCTTTATTAATGTATGAGTATCTGACTAAGGTTCCATACACATCCATAAATCTTTCTGCATTCCCGGTGTCATCATAGGAGTAGAATTTGTCTTCTTTCTTTTCTTCAAACTCTTTAATGAAAATTCTGAAACCATGCGACTGGCTAGGCGTATAGGTATTTTCACATTCATGGATTGCTTTGTTTAATAAGTTTCCGCCGTATGTTGAATTTGGTGGCCTGCGTTCGTCATACTTTTGTCTAAATAAAGACGAATCTCTGAAAATGCTGTCCATCTTCTCATAATCTCTACCGGTCCAAAACGCCAACATGTTCGCGAAAGCAATATCGGCTTCGGATTGGGAATCATAAAAAGCTTCCCAACCACCCTCCATAAATACTTTGAATTTGGCGCCTTGCTTACTTTCGTATGCTTTTTGTACTATCTCGCTTTCTGAGAGGTCTATTTTCGATTCTGAGACGTTTTGATTGTTAAACCTTACAATCTTATCGTCTCCAATATATCGGTTGTATAGCAGTTTTAGAGTGGTTTCTGATGGTTCGATGACTTGGTTATATTTGCGATCGACAGTGTTGCCTGTCATAACGAAAAATCTTCCAGAATCGTACATTTCGACATTGCCTTTTCTACGTCTGTGACCAGGTAATTTTCCTTTACAGATAATGTGGATACCGTTACCCGATTGAGAGTATTCAGCATAAGATTTAATCGATGTTACAAATTCATACATCATATTTGTTTCGATATCGCCTTGTAAATATCGTTGAATTTCACCTTCGATATTATCAATGTCAATTCCGAAGTAAGGTTTTTTGAAATAAAAACCTAATCCATTACAGTTATATTTTTCTATTGCAGAGAGTGCGGTCTGATAATCAGACCACGTACTCTCATCATTAGATTTACCATTGTTTCCAGTGTGTGGATCGACTGGTATTTTGGTGTGTTTTTTTCTCTCTTCGTTCCATACCAATCGATATACACACCATTGTTTTTGCTGCTTTAGTTCTTCTGGAATGTGTTCATACGCCACACACTTTCAACTCCCTTTAATTAGAATGGAAGATCATCATCGCTAATATCGATGCTTCCGCCTGCAAAATCATTCGGTTTACTGCTATCTTTGAATTGATGTTGAATATTTGGGAAAGCCGACTGTTCCCACCGTTTTACATTCAAGTTGTCATAAGTTTTTCCGTTAAATTCTGATTGCTCGTTTTTAACGGTTACCTTAGCAGTTTTCATAAAGAAATCTTGTAATAAATCGTCAATACTTCCATATGATTTCCCTTCGTCTAAGCGAAAAGCCCAACCTAAAGTGTTAAACATTTGGAAATTGTATTTGCCTGTGTCCTTTTTCTTCCAAATTTTATGAAAGATATGTTGATTTTGGTGCTTTTGTTGTACATCGTTACGGACGATCAAATCTAATTGTGCGTATTCTGTTCCGCTTTTTGTTGCATCTTCAGTCGCGATATTTACGATCACTTCATAAACTCCGTCTGTAATTCCGCCGCCTTCAAATTTGTCGTTGAAATCTAAGTTAAATCCTGTCATAGTTAATTACCTCTTTCTGTTTTTTATAGTAGGTTTAGTCTTTTGGCTTGAAAGAATGCCCAGCCTTTTTTATAACCTTTAGCATCAGCCATTTTGTATAAATCGCTGACACTCTCAGCTTCTTCTGGTTCCATTGCTGCATACTTTCCTGTATCTAGATTGATTTTTATTTCTTGTAGTTCTGCACTTTCGATTGTTTCAAGGTTTGCAGAACGCTCTTCTTTCGGTATCTCATGCCCACAATAAGGACAAATATTTCCAACTTCACTTGCATAAGTTCCAAAACAGTTAGGACATTCCTTAATAGGTATGACATCCTCTTTCTTTCGGCTTTTTTTACTTGCCAAGCTCCATTGCCTTGGCATATCCGGTAAACCATGTTCATTCACATTACCTACGTGATCAATGATTGTAGATATTTTATTTGGTTTGTAACGCATCCCTCTCATGGCTTGCTGGATGAACAGCGAGAGCGATTTAGTGGGCCTTAGCATTATGACTGTTGAGCAATCTGGAACATCGAATCCCTCACCGATCAAATCAACATTTGTCAGAATTTTAATATCGTGATTACGAAATTTTTCAATAATTGAATCACGTTCCTGTTTATTCGTTTTTCCGTCAATATGTGCTGCTTGGTATCCTGATTCGATAAATAAATCTCTAGTCTTTTCGCTAGACTCTATACTGTGGCAATATACGATCGCTTGCTCACCTTCAGCTAGTTTTTTATAATGCTTGATAACATCACCGTATATAGCTTTTTGTTCCAATGCTTTATCTATACTGCCTTTTGAGAATTCAGACATAGAATTCATTTTTAAAACTGAAGTATCGATCAACGCTGGTGCATAGTATTTAAATGGAGTTAGTCGTTTATTTTCAATCAACCATTTAACTGATACTCCCTCTATCAACAAATCGTTGACATCTCCCAAACCGCTACCGTTTAATCTGACTGGTGTTGCGGTAAAGCCTATTCGTTGGACATCTGAATAGTATTCGTAAATTTTTTTATAGCTACTAGCTAAACTGTGATGATTTTCATCCGTTATGATCAGCTTAGGTTTCTTTATTTTTCCTAACTTTCTAACGATTGTTTGGACCATTCCGAAAACTACAAATCTCATATCCACACCATGTGTTTCAAAGGTGTTTTTTATTTGGTCAATTAATTCCTTTCTGTGGACCAAGAACAATACCTGATTGCCCTTTAATGTTGTCTTACGAGCGATTTCTGCAATCACCACACTTTTGCCTGAACCGCATGGAGAAACGATACAAGGAGCACGATAGCCATTGATAAAAGACTCTCTAGCCCTCTTTATCAAATCTTCCTGATAGTCGTATAATTCAAAGGTCAATCATCATCACTTCCGATTTTGATAAATTCATTCACTAAGCATCCTTTCCTATCATCCAGCCTGTTTTTGGCATAAACGCCTTGTGTGGGCTTTAGGACTAAACCTCTAGTTTCGTTACCTTCCTCGTCTTTTTTTGTGATTAATCTACCGACAACGTCACACAATCCAAGAAAATTGTTTAAAATTTTTGTTCTTATCTCTGGCATGGACCTTGTGAAAAATTGTCCGTTTTGCTCGGTGTATGTGTCAGTTGTTTCCCAAGCGGTCAAAATAACCCTGCAGTCCATACTATTCAAAGCCCTAAGACTTCTTAAATTCATAAAATCAACTCTTTGATAATCTGCTTGAGAAGGCACTCCGTTGTTTTTCCCAATTTTCCCCAAGTTTTCGAGCTGCGCCTTAAATAGCTCTGACAAATTGTCTAAACATATATTGTCAAACTGCTTTTCGTATGCCGCTTTGTTTTTAATTAGATCGGCTACAACATCTAACCATTCCTGCCAAATATTCGAGGAGTCTAATCGCCAAACTTCGATATTTTCTTTGTTCGGATGTTTCGCCAAAGTGGATGAAGAGCCATCGACATCTAAAACTAATGTTTTGCCAGGCAAGAAACCTAATGCGTACGTCTTCCCCATTCCAGGGTTGGCATAAATCATATATGTGCCTTTGTCTACTGATAATTCTTTTGCCTGTAGTTTTTTTACCATTAGCGTATCCTCAAACTTTCTGTTTGCTTGATCTCAACACCAGGAACATCTTCTTCTGCTTTTTTGATTGCGGTTTTATCAAAATCGATAGTGACCTTTTTAAATTTATCCGGTATCAATGACTCATCAACGATCTCAACGCTTGGTTGATTTTTTTGTATATTGAAACTAAATAAATCTGTTTTAAATTTCGTTTTGCCGATTTCTACCATTGCATTTTGTAAGCTTAACTTCATTCGCTTAACATTATTGTCGACCGCTTGCTTACGCTCTTTCATTCGCTTGATTTCTTCATCAAATGCTTTGCTTGAAGCTTCTTGATTGCGGATCAACTTAGCATACCCATCTGCTTTTTCTTCAATAGCTAGGTCAATTGATTCTAATGTGTCAATAATCGCTGCATTTTCTGAATCATATTCCAGCATGTCTGCAACTTGATTAAATGCACCTGTTAATTCATATAGTTTCACTCAAAGGACCTCCTTCAATTCTTCAATCACTTGCTCTAACCCTTGAATCAGTTCTTCTCGACCAAATTCAGCTGATTCTTCAATAGTTTCAAATTGCGTGCGGACATCCTCATCGTCGCTGTCTTGATAAACACCTACTCGATCGTTCTTCTTATCAATATCGAAAACGATTGATCCATAAGGTTTGTATCCGTCAATTAGATGAATACGCCCGATTGTGTCGATTGCTATTCTCATGGTATAATCTCCTTAGATGAATTTTTGTTAAGACTCTATGCTTGCAGGCCGGAGTCTTTTTTTGCGTCCATTTTTGCTTGTGCTTCGTAGTATATTTCTTTCCAATCAAGTGTGCGATAGTATAGGTCAAGCACTTCTTCTCTAGTCATTTCTTCACCGTCTTTGATCGTAATTCAAATACTGCTTCGTCATAAATCATTAGTAGCAACATTGCGACACAAGGGAATCCGATGACTAGCCACGTTGGTGGTTCTGATGAAAGCAATGCTCCCAATGCGAAGATCACAAGAATAAATATTGTGCGTCTGATCCAGTAGATTTTCTTCATGCTGACTCCTCCTTGAAGTATCGATCGATCAAAGCGAGCGCTTCTTCTTTTGTTGATACGGTATGCTGCATTTTCGATCCGTTATCTTCCTCAACTGATATAGTGATTCTTTTAATCATTTTTTATTCACTCTCCTCGTCTGGAACGAAAGAACGAATTATAGCTACTTCATCCTCCTTACTTTCCAAAAAATCAATCAAGTCCTCGGTGTTGCTTAAATCTTCTTCGCCGCCAAAATACAAACCAGATATGATAGTTGATAAGTCCGAAAACTTAACCATAGTTTCTTTTACTTTATATCCGCTCATTTTCCCAACTCCCCTACTTTTTGATCCGTATACTGCCGTAACTCGCTCACACGCTGTTCTAGCTGTTCCTTGTCGTTTTGCACCGTGTTCAACTGTTGGCGCAAGCTATCGGCTTCCTGTTGCTTTGTAGCGATCTCCTGTTGCTTTTGTTCGATCTCTCGTTGCTTGGCTTCAATTTCCTTCTGCTTGTCCGATTTGATTTGCTCAATTTCTGCCTTTAGCTGCTCCTGTGTGCGAGTGTTGTTGGATAACTGTGATTCGAGTTCTGACACACGTTGTGATTTGGTTTGTCCGTATTGTAGGACTGTGTTGAAGTTTGCCTTGATCGTGTCCAAATCTTGGAATGCGTTGCTTGCTGCGTAGCCGATAACGCCGCTACCTAGTGCTAGTCCGATGATTGCTGTTGTTTTTGCTAGTTTGTTTTTCAATGTGATTCCTCCTTTGGTATAATTGTTTAAAAACTGGTGGTGCTGAAATGGATAATCGATTAACAAACAACGAAATAAGGATCCTGATTTATCTTGCGTCAAATAGAGGATACATTGATACACACACATATCTCACAACTGTCGAAGGAATATCTGTCAAAACAGGAATTCCTAAACTTGAAACTGAAGAACATTTATCGCGTCTTACCAGCTTCGAATTTATTAAAGAAGAAATTACCTTCAATGAAGAAAAAACTTACTATTCAATAAGTCAGAATGGTAAAAATTTTCTGGAGTTTAGAGAAACAGATGCACAAGAAAAATTAAAATGGAGTATACAAGTCCCGATCATCGTCGCTGTAGTAACCACTCTACTGGTCAATTTAATTACTTACTTATTTCAAAAGTAGTTGAAAAATAAGATTTATAATTAATGAACTGATAACAGATACCACTATGACTTTTACCTTATCTTTTTTACTCACCCTAGCCCCTCCTTCCGTGTGGGGGTTATTTTTAATCCAGTAGATCCATTTGAGGATAGTAACCCTCTGCAGTTAATAAGTTGTAAATGAAGACACGACCTTTTTGCGTCCATTTAGTATTCATCACAACTTTTACGCCGCCATCAGCTTTTGGAATCTCGCTTGTGTGCGATTTTGTGTATCCTTGGTTCATGTGTTTGCGGTACAGAATCCATTGACCACTGACTTTATGCTGAACACCTAACTCATTAAGCAATTTATTCAGTGCGATTGCCGACATTCCGTAATCTGCTGCGATTTGAGACGTTGCTACTGTATCTTTTGATGAAAGGATCATATCTAGGTAACTGATTTTCGGTTCATATTCAGCGATCTGCTGCTCGAGTAGTTGATTCTTTTCTTCTAGGTCAGCTGCTAGTCGCAATGCCTGAGCGAAATTTTGAGGAACGTTTGTGTAGCTTCCTGTTTTTCTGATTGTTGGAAGGACTTCTTCCATTACCCAAGCTTCAAATTTTTCTGCACTTGGTAGGTTAGATTTGATAATTAGACGATAAACATCCGATTCTGGAATAACTTTGAATGATTGGCGACGACCTAGCGAATCGCTACCCCACGTTTTCAAGGCTTTCTTGCAATGTTTGTTAGTTGCGTCGCTTGGATTTCTGTATCCCAAGGTTTTGGCAACATCGTTTGCCACGAAATACGGAATATCATTTTTCAGAAACGTCCGAACTTGGTTTTGTTCGAAGCTAAAAATTTGTGGCGTGTTCATTTTACTTCCTCCTCTTTATGCAACCTCTGAAGGCTTCAATTTTTTTGACCTATAACGGTTAGCTTCTTTCCACTTCAGGTACCAAAGAAATGTTCCAAGGTGTATCCAAGTGACACTATGTGTCGGCTTAAGAACACCTTCTTTGAACTCTGGAATACTTTCCATTTCTTTTTGATACGTATTTAAAGTAGTACGAGATAACCCATTGAAACGAATCATTAAATCCTCACGCCTATCCCATTCAGAAATCGAAGTCTTATCCGTAGCCATTTTGATTAATTCCGGAATAGTTGGTTTTTTCATATTTACATTCCTTTCTAATGTGAATTCTTAAGTTGTTCCAGAGCTGTTTCGATTGGTTTTATTTGTTTATCCGGTTTACGTCGACCATTCATAATGTCAGACATATATGTTTTCGAAATTCCAATTGTCTCAGCAAGCCAATTTTGTGTTTTATCGTATCGTGCTAACTCAACCCTAACTTTAACGATGAAATCTTTAGACATACCCACACCTCCCTTTTTTAATAAAGCGAACAAAATACGCTAAAATAGTTGACATCCATCCCAAAGTTTTATAATATTGGTTTATGGTTAATAAACAGACGGAATAATACCTATATATTAAACATTCTTAGTTTCCCGACCTCGATTGTTTTTAATAAATATAAGTGTCTTTCTGTATTTATTAGCGTATTTAATTTGCTTATGAGCTAATATTATCCCATAACTTTATAATTGTAAAGTGTTTTTTATTATACTTTGGGAAAAATAACTCATTTGCAAGAAGGATGGTTGAAAATGAGTTTATTTGAAAGGGTTTCAGAACTTGCAAAAAAACAGGGTAAAAGTTTAAATCGAGTTGCAGAAGATAATGGATTATCTAAAAATGCTATCTATCAGTGGAGAACGAGTAGTCCAAAAGCTGAGACTTTAGAGCTTATTGCAAACTACTTTCACGTATCGACAGATTACCTTTTAGGAAGGACAGACAACCCACACATGGGAATGTCCGAAAAACAAAAAGAATTGACCATAGAAGAAGCATTAAAATCTGTTATGAGTTATAACGGGAAAGAAGTTTCGGAAAATGACCGTCAAGTTTTAGAGAGGATTGCAAAAGCATACTTGGACGGAAAAATATAAGAGGGTGTTTGTTTGGATGCTCAGATTTTAGAGATTGTTGAAAAGTTAAACATAACAATAGTTTATGATGAGTTTTTGGAAGATCACGGAAAATATCTACCGATTGTTAATATTATTGTATTGAATAGTAAGTTGAATGATTTTGATATGAAGAGGGCTTTACTTCATGAATTAGGTCATGCTAGTGAGGACCAAGATAATTACGAGCTTTATAAACTCTCGTTTGTCTTAAAGTCGAAAATGGAATATGCAGCAAATAGATTTATGATAAACTATTTCACCAGCGAATACGATGATATCTATAATTACAGTCAATTAATAGAAGAATTTAGTATTGGGATGGGCTACGATGTTAAATATGCAAGATAAAAATACCCCTATCAAAGGACCAGCTTCGATAAGGGTTACTCATTTCTGAGATAGTACAAATATATTATATCAGAGAAATGAGGAAATTAGATGAAAAAAGTCGTACCGTGCTTATTGTTTGTTGGCTTAATAATGACCGGATGTTCTAATAATGAAGAAAGTACAACTCCCCCAACTGATACAACTTCTCAAACGACTTCTGTTTCTGAAGAACAGAAAGCTGA